ATTTTGGAACTCCTGTAGCATCAGATTTGTTATATTCTGCCATAAAATTGGTGTCTCTGTAGTCTAGAAAGTCTCTTTCAGTGCCTGCTCCTACACCACTTGAGTCTACAATTTGAGCAGATCTAACTATTAAAAGATCATCGGGAGTTTGAACATATCTCTGATCTACAGTCAAAGTAGCTGTAGCATAAAATCTATTATTGTCAGAATCAACTTCTCTTAAAAGTCTAAATTCAGCATCTTCAATAAAACCATTTATAATAGTATCAGTAAAAACATTACTGTCTACTTCTGTATAGTCTCTAATTTTTGTTTTTAATTCATCGTATGTCATGCTCTTACATTAACAGGTCCTACCAAAACTTCAAGACCGCCTCCTGTTTCTGTTGATGTTGCGTTAGATTTTAAATTAAAAGTAAAACTATTGGTTCTAGGTAAAGTAGATGGCTGTCCTGTGTAAGGAATAGAAGTTTCAATCATTGTTATTTTATAGCTTCCAAAAATTTTAGCTCCATTTGAATGAGTTCTAGCTGTTGTGTTTGGTGGAGTTTTTCCTCTAAACGGAGCAGCTGTCCCTCTAACACAGCCTGTTAAACTGTTTCCTGAAACTCCTGTGTACTGAACAGTTTCATCTTCAATTCTTCCGGCATCAACTGTACCGTCTTGAGCATGAACTTTTTCAATCACCACAAATCCTGAAGTTGGAAAAATAGAAGCGTCATTTAAAACTATGGTGTTGGCTGTTGTTGTAATGTCTCCATTTAATGTTGTTCCTAATTGTAGAGTGTTTGTTGTAACTCCTCCGACAGGATTTTTAACTGCTTGAAATCTTACAGCATCATCTGTTAACATTGTGCTGTTTGTTTGAGCAACAGTAACCAAAGTTGAAGATCCAATAGTTGTGAAAGGATTATCGTTTAAAAAATCTACAGTTGCAGGTTCTACTCGTGCAGGTCTTGGATGAGGTAAACCTTGAGGATCTGCTGTGTAAGGTTTAGGATCTAATTGTGGTTGTTTAGGTTCAAACTCAGAAGTATGAACTCTAGCACCATTCCATTCTCTTACCATTTCTCTGTAAGGAAAAGCTAATCCTGATCGATCAGAAATAAATAATGCGTATTTTCCTTTTGATAAATTACTCATAATTACATATCTCCTGCTTCAACTAATAATGATTTATCTATATTAGTGTCACCTTCATTTAGTTTTGCAAAGTCTTCTAATGTCATATTAACTTCATCTGCATTTACAGGTGTTGATTGTAAAAAAGCAGTCATTGTTGCAACAGGTAAACTAGCTAACATATTTAAACCTCTTACTGCTAAGGGAGTTAAATTTTTAGCTCTTGCCATAATTGTTCTTAATATATCTGTTTTTTGTTTTTTAAGTAAATCATCATCTACTATGACTTCTCCTGGTAATCTTATTGATCGACTTTTAGATAAATTTTTTGCTTTTTCAAATTGTTCCTTTGTTAAGTCTAAATAATTAACTTTACCTGATAAAGTATTTGCTCTTGTAGCATAATTTTTAGCAGTATCTATGTCTGTTGTAAAATACTTTCCAGCATCAGGGTATCTTAATGGTTTAAATCCATCGGCAGGAATATTTTCAGTTCCTCTATAAACTCTAATTATGTCTTCTATGCCTGCCATCATTAAGTTGTTGGGTAATAAGTTTTAGGAGAAATATACGTGCTCGTAGACGAACCATCTTCTTCTAAAGCTCTACTCAACTCATCCTCATATAATAGTTTTAAATTTTGTGTTTTTTCAGGTGCGTATTTTAAACTTAAATAATAAGCTAAACCTGCACACATACACGGAACAAATCTGTAAGGAACGTTTGTTGCATTTGTGTAAGCCCCTGAATCTTGTATTCTTTGTTCATACCAAAAATTAATTACATTTCCATTTTCAGTAGAACTTGGTGTTAAATATAATCTTATAATAATTCTATCGATTAATCTTTGAACATAATACTGTGATGGCTGACCTGTAGAAGTTTTATTAGATAAAGCTTGATACTGAGATCTAGATATTTTTTCTAAAGGTGCATCAACATTAGATGAATTTCTGTAAGACATCTCTAAGATCTCTGCAGCTCCGTTTACAAAATTAGTTACAGCAGCTCCATTACTGTGAGTGGCCGCTGTGGTTCCGTTTACTCCTCTTGCAACGCCTGTAAGTTCTAAATTATTAAAACCTGTGTAGCTAATATTTTCAGATCCAACGTTGATTGTGCCTGAAGTTGGCATTCTTGATTTTGAAGTTAATGTAATTCCTGTAGTTTGTGAGTCTGTAGTTATAGCTGCGGATAACGTAGTGGTAACTCCGTTTGAATTACCATCGCCCGTGGATCTAAACAAAACGTATTCGCTAGTTCCATTTACCAAAGTGATATTTGTATTTGCTACTTCCCAATAGTGAAGGCCTCTATTTCCCCATTCAGAAAATAAAATATTAAGAGATCTTCGAGCAGTTTTTAAATTATAACCACTCATATCGAATTGTCCTATTCGATTATAAGACTCTTCGATTATCTCATCTATATAAAATGTTTTCTCAAAAACATTAGTGCCTGAAGTCGTATTTGGCATAGTTTAGCCTCCTACGTGTTATTTCCGCCACTATGAAATATAGAGCAAACAGTTACGTGTTCTGTTACAAACGCCACTGTCAAATCTGAAGTAAATAGAATTGGCTGTGGAAAATTAATAACAATTGGTAACGTAGTCGTAGCTGTGCCTGTAGTTTTGTATTTAAATTTTACAGTTCCTGAAGAACCACCATCTTTTAAATGAAAGTCTCCTGAAGCCCCTGTTGTGTTTAATACAACACCATAAGCTCTCGCTCTTCCTGCAACAACAGTTTTATTTTCAGTAGTTACGTTTGTGTTCGCTATATCAACTTGGTACATATTTTCTCCTTATTGGTGCGGGTGGGTATTGAGATCAAAAAGTCTCAAAGTTTCCCACCCGCGTAATTAAATTAGATAGCTAAATCTAAAGTTTGTGATCCAACAACTCCAACGAATGTTAAAGTCATTGTTACACCAGATGCTCCTGGGTCACTGTTAACAACCGCCGCAACTTCATCAGAAGTTGTTAAAGCGCCGTCAGTTCCAGAAATACCTCTAAGACCGTTACAACCGAAAATTCCTTTGAATCCAGTTGAGTTAACAGCCACTGTTATACCATCAACATAGTCATCAGTGTCAGCTTGAACTCCAATGTCTTGTAAGTTCACAGCATTTGTTGCTGCCACATCTACTGTAACCATTACCGCTATTGGTAAAAAGTTATCAGGCATTCCGATAGATGCTTCATTTCCGCTTGTAGCTCCTGAAGCAATCGTCACTGTAGCTTGATATGTTTGAACTGTAAAACTGTCTGTTGCTATCGAATTAAGTAATAACGCTCCGCCTCTTGAAGCAGCTGTCGTATTAGCTTTATTCGCAGAAAACAAATCAGCAAGTTTAGTTACCACACCCGTAGATGTGTTTTTTGTAATAGCCTCAAATCCGTTCTCCGAACGTACTGGACCATTAAACGTTGTATTTGCCATAATTATATCCTCCTAGTTATCGAACATAGTCTCTAGGCCGTCGACTATACCGCGTCTATGTTCTAATTAATTGTATAGTAGCTTAGATATATATTAGATTTTTAAGAAGTGCAAGAGAGCCTGTAGAGAAAGTACGATTTCAGCGATGTAGCTTTTTATTAAGTAGCTACTGAAACTTGTGGAGCCGAATCAGCAATTGCATTTTCTCTAGTAGCAATCTTAGCTTCTTCAAGCTTAATTTCATTGATAACTTCTTTTATTTTGCTATCAATTCTGACCATATCAAGAGTGTATCTACCGTGTAAATTATGCTCTTGTTGCCAGCTCAACTCCAAGGACGTTTTTTGTTTGTAAAGGTCTTGAATCATTTACAATCTCCTCGTATGTTAACCATAGTTTACTTAGTGAATAAAATCCACTGTTTTCCCATTTTATATCAGAATCTCCAAGTCTGTCAACTATTGAATTTTCAATAGATTCAGCGTTGTCTTCAGCTTTAACTGTAAAGCTTGTTTTATATCCGTATGCAATGATGATTACCTTAAAGTCTCTCATAGTCCTAAATTCTTAGTGCAGAAAAAAAGGGGGCCCGAAAGCCCCCTTTTTAAGTATTATTTGATTAAACGCCTGGTGTCCCGAAAATACCTCTAAAGTCAGATGCGCCAAATACGTATCTTTCTCTAGCTTTGTATCTTACGTTTCCAGTATCAAAGTCAC